CGAAGCACGCAGCACCACAACGAGAAGCAGGGGGCGGGGGGGGCGCGAGGGGGGGTCGCCCGCCGCCGACGTGGCGGCCTGCCGCAAGGTGCTGGACGAGGAACGCGCGGCCCTTGAAGGGCTTGAGAGGGAACACCGCGAGGCGGAGAAGAGTGTCCGGAACCTCCGGGAGGAGTATAGTCGTATCTCCTTAGAGGAAGAACGCGCCGCGGCCGGTAGCAAGAGCCTGACCGACAGGATCCGGGAGCAGAAGGAAGTCATCGGGCAGATCGAGAGCGACATCAAGTCGCTGGAGAAAGCCTACCGGGGTGCCGCTCCGGGAAAGGCCAAGGTGGCCGCCCTGGATGAGCTGAACGCCGCGAAGAAGGCGCTCGAGGAGGAAAAGGGCGCCCTTGCCGGGCTCCAGGCTGAACAGGAGAAGACACGGGAGGGCGGCAAACGCCTTTCCATGCAGCTGCGCGAGCTCCAGGACAGCATGGCCCGCCTGCGCCTGGAAGGTAAACAGGACACTGAGGAGTACCGGAAGATGGCGCAGCAGGCCGCGCTCCTTTCCGACACGCTTGCCGACCTGAACACCCAGACGAAAATCCTCTCTAACGATGACGCGAACCTCCAGGGGTTCATGTCCGGTGTGAGCGGCCTTGCCGGTCTGTTCACCACCGCCACGGGCGCGCTGTCTCTCTTCGCCTCGGAGAACGAGAACCTGGCGAAAATACAGACCCGCGTGCAGAGCGTGATGGCCATCACGATGGGGCTCCAGCAGGTGTTCAATACCCTGAACAAGGATTCCGCTTTCCGTCTGGTGACGGTCGTGAAGATGAAGAACCTGCTGACGGCCGCCAATACCCGGCTGGCCGTCGCCCTGGGTATCTCCACCGGTGCGGCGCAGGCCCTGATGGCCACGCTTACGCTGGGACTTTCGGCCGTTATCACGGGACTTGTCGTTGCCTGGGACAGATACTCGGACGCGCAGGAGAAAGCGGCGGAGAAAGCCCGTGAAATGGCAAAAATCGAGTCCGACGGCCGTGCACAGATGATCAAGACCCGTTTCGAGATCGAGAGCACACTGGCGAGCCTGAAGGAGTTCACCGGCACGAGGGAGGAGGAGAAGGCGAAGGTCAAGGAACTTAACAGCAAGTACGGCGAGACTTTCGGCTATTATGACACATTGGCCCAGTGGTATGACATCCTGATCAGCAAGAGCGACGCCTATATCCGGATGCTTTTCCTCCAGGCCAAAGCCCAGAGCATGGTGAACAAGGCGGTCGAGCTTGACGCCAAGGTGGCTGAAGCGCAGGCCAAGCCGGAAAGCGACTATGACACCTGGTGGGGTTACGGCGGCAAGGTTGACCGTTTCTTCTCCTCCAACGCTTCCTACAAGGGGAACAACAACGGGCGCTGGCTGAAACAGGAAGAGGTGGATCGTCTGACAAAGGAGCGTGACGAGTGGCTGGAGAAGGCGCAGGCTGAAATGCAGAAATCCGTCGAGCTCGCCAAGAGTTCCGGTCTTGGCGGCCATACGAAGCCCGACCCGAATGCCGCTAAAAAGGAGCAACAGTCGGAAGAGCAGCGCGCCTCGGAACTTCTGAAGCTCCAGATGAAGAACCGCCAGTCGGAGATCGACCTTCTGAAGGAGAGCGGCGAGAAACGCCGCCGCCAGATCCGCCTGAACTACGATAAGGAGATCGCCGAGCTCGCCGCCCAGGAGAAGAAGTGGCGGGACGCGCAGAAGGGCAGCCTGACCGACGGGCAGGAATCCTCCCTGAAGGAGGCGCGTGAGAAGGCCGCTGCGGCCCGTGACGGCGACCTGGCAAAGGTGACCAAAGAAGAGAACGATGCCGCCCGCCAGTCGATGCTCGACTACCTGAAAGAGTACGGCACCTACCAGCAGAAGAAGCTGGCCATCGCCGAGGAATACGCGGAGAAAATCCGCAAGGCGCAGGAAGAGGGCAACTATGGCGAGGTGTTGCGCCTTTCCCGGGAGCAGAAGGAAGAGACTGCCGCCGCCGAGATCGCGAGCCTGAAGGCGGATATCGACTGGGACGGGCTTTTCGGAAATTTCGGCGGGTTGCTTGAAGAGCAGCTGCGTCCCACGCTGGAAAAGTTGAGGAAATATGCCGCCTCCGACGAGTATAAGAACGCCAGCGCCGAGGACAAGCAGGTGATCAGCGAACTGATCGCGAAGCTGGAGGACCGGAGCGCGGGCGGCATTAACCGGAACATGTTCAGGGATGTCTCCCGTGACCTTGCCGCCTACCAGACGACGCTGCGTGAGCTGACGGAGGCCAAGGAGAGGGAGAAGGCCGCCGCCGACGCCCTGACCGCCGCCCAGGACAAGCTGAAGAAAGCCACGGAAAGCGGTGATCCCGCCGCCGTAAAGGAGGCGGAGGAAGTGGTCGCCACTACCCGGGAGGCTTTCGACGCCGCTTCGGCGAGCGTGGTCACCCTTACGGAAGCGAACGACAAGGCGGCCCAGGACCTGCGCACGTCCAGCACGAACGCCGTCGCATCCCTTACCGGTCTTGCCGAAGGTCTCCAGGGCCTGAAATCCGGCTCCCTTGCCGGCGTGGCCCAGGGGCTGGGCAAACTGGGCGATGCGACGAAGAACATGGGCGGGGTGATGGGCAGCGTGGGTAGTACCCTTGCCGAAACGTTCAGTAGCGGCGGTATCATCGGGCAGATCATCGCGGCGGTGCTCTCCATCCTCGACGTGCTGAAGGAAGGCATCGGCACGCTGGTGAGCGGTATCCTGGACTCGGTGCTGGGCGCGGTGAACGGCATCCTGGAGAACATCCTTTCCGGGGAGCTCTTCACGCAGATCGGCGGTTCTTTGTTCTACGGGGTCCGGGACATCCTGGACACGGTGACCTTCGGGCTGTTCTCCTCGCACGGCAACGCCAGGGAGGTGAACGCGCTGGTGGACCGTCTGACGGAGAGCAACAAGTACCTGACGACCGCCATCGAGAAGCTGACGGACGAGATGGAGAACTCGGGCGGTGCGCAGTCCACGGAGTACTACCGGAGCGCGTACGAGAAGCAGCGGGAGAAGATCGAGAACGACCGCCAGATGCTGGAGGCGAAAATGGGGTACCACAGCTCGCACCACTCGAACAACTACTATATCGGTAAGGCGATGAGCGGCAGCGACTGGGACCGTATCTCCTCCTACCTGGGCCGGAACGTACGCGACACGGGCGCGCTGTGGCGCCTGTCCCCGGAGGACCTTGCCAAACTGCAGGAGCTTCCGGACATCTGGGAGAAGATACACAGCGGGAAGTACGACCAGTCGGAGTGGCTGGACGAGTACGTCTCCGACGCGAACACGCTGCTGGAACTCCAGCAGCAGTGGCAGGAAGCCATCACGGACACGTCGTTCGATAACATCAAGAGCGGCATGAAGGAGCTGCTGAAGGACTTCGAGACGGGTTCGGAGGACGTGATCGCGAGCGTTGACGAGTTCCTGGAGAACGCCATCCTGAAGTCCGTCGTTGACGGGACGTATTCCGACGAGCTGAAGAAGTGGCAGGAGGTCTTCGCGGAGTTCATGAGCGACGGCATCCTCTCAGAAAGGGAGGCCGACGAGCTGCGCCGGAAATACCAGGACATCTTCAGCGCCGCGCAGGCGGAGAAGGACGCCCTGTTCGACGCGGCCGGTATCACGGAGGACAGCGGGTCCACGACGCAGAGCGGCAAGTCCGGGAGCTTCTCGGCCATGTCGCAGGACCAGGGCACGAAGCTGGAGGGGATGTTCACCTCGGGGCGGCGCGGGGGGGGGGGGGGCGGGGGGGGGGGGGGGGGGGGGGGGGGCGGGCGGGGCGGGGGCCGAGGGGCACCTGGCGAAGATCGCGGAGAACACCGGTAAAAGCGCGGGTTTCCTCGGCGAGATAAAGGAAGATATCAAACGGATCATACGTGACGGACTAAGAATGAAATCATCATGAGCATGGAAACGATCATGGGCGGGCTGTTCCTTGTGAACGGCACCGATGTCTGGACGGAATACGGCGTATTCCTGACGGAGGAGAAGCGCGGGGGGCGTGACAACCTGAAGGCCATCCTCACCGCGAGCGGGACGAAGGGCCACACGGCGGTTGACATCCGGGAGGAGAACGGGGAGAAATACTCCGACTCCCTGGTCGTTGCCAACGCTGCGCGCGACGTCACGCTGACCTTCGCGCTGTATGCCGCCACCAAGCAGGAGTGGCTGAAGAGATACATGTCCTTCATCTCCTTCCTGAAAACGGGCGACAGGGGTTGGCTCTCGCTGCACTTCCCGCAGCTGGACCTGACGCTGCGCGTACACTACCTGGAATGTTCCGGCTTCACGCCGCTGACCTACCTCTGGACGGAGGGCGTGCAGGCGGGTCGCTTCAAGGTGAAGTTCCGTGAACCCGAACCGATCATTTAACCCCATTCAAACGACGTTCAAAGATGCTTTTAACGGTATATGACAGTAACAGGCAGGCGAAGGCGGTCCTTTCCCCGGACGACAGCTCGACACAGGTGAAGGAGATCCAGTCGGACAACGTGCTGACGCTCTCCTTCACCCTGTATGAATATGTGGCACTGGAAGTGAACGACTACGTGGACTTCGAAGGTGAGCGCTACTGGCTTCAGGAGCGGTATCTTCCGGAGGAACGCAGCATGCAGGAGTGGAAGTACGACGTGAAGTTCTACGGGATCGAGAGCCTGATGAAGAGGTTCCTCGTCCTGAACGTGGTGGACGGCGACCCGGAGCCGGTGTTCACGCTGACGGCCCCTCCGCGTGAGCACGTGGCGCTGATCGTGAAGTCGGTCAATGACGGCATGGGCGGCGTGACCGACTGGAAGGTGGGCCGCGTGGAGGGCACGGAGAACGTGGTGATCGACTACGAGGGGAAGTACTGCCCCGACGCGCTGAAGGAACTCGCCGGCAAGGTGCCGGGTGCCGAGTGGTGGGTGGAAGGCCAGACGGTGAACCTCTGCCGCTGTGAACACGGTGAGGAGGTCACCCTGGCCTACGGGAAGGGGCTGACGGAACTCTCCCGCGACAAGGCCGACGGCGCGAAGTTCTACACCCGCCTGTTCCCGATCGGCAGTTCCCGTAACATCGACCCGGATAAATACGGGCACAGCCGGCTGCAGCTTCCCGGCGGCGCGAAATACGTGGACGTGAATGTGGAGAAGTACGGCATCCACCACCACTACGAGAAGGACGCCTTCGCGGATATCTACCCCCGGCGCGTCGGTACAGTCACCTCGGTGCGCAGCGAGCAGGCGACGGGCGAGGACGGGACCGCCTTCACGATATACTATTTCCGGGACGACACGCTGAACTTCGACCCCAACGACTACGAGCTTGGCGGAAAGGTGAAACGCGTCTCTTTCCAGGAAGGCGGCGAACTGGCCGGCCTTGGCGAGGAGGAGGACGGCACCTACTATTTCGAGGTGAATTACGACAGCGACACCCGGGAGTTCGAGATCATCACCATTTGGCCGTATGACGACGACATGCAGCTTCCCGGCGGGAACCTCATACCGAAAGCCGGTGACAAATATATCCTCTGGAACATCCGCATGCCCGACGAGTACTACGCGCTTGCCGAGGAGGAATACCTGACGGCCGTCAACGCGTACAATGCGGAGAACGCCATCGACGTCTCCGTGTACAAGGGCCCGACGGACCACGTGTATGTCGAGCGAGGTGGAATAGACCTTTACCCCGGCCGCCGCGTGCGGCTGGAAAGTGAGGAGTATTTCCCGGAAACGGGTTTCCGCAGCAGCCGTATCACTAAAATCACGCGTAAGGTGGCGCTTCCCTCGCAGGTGGACCTTGAGATCGGCGACGCGCTTTCCACGGGCGTGATGGAAAGCCTGACGAACAGCATCGACGAGGTGCGCAGCTATACGAAGACCGCCGTGTCCGGCGCGAACCTTCCGGACATTATCCGGAGCTGGGACAATACACTTCCCACCGACAACAACCTTTTCTCGGCTAGGCGGAGCCAGGCCGAGTTCATCAGCAAGAAGAGGGCCGACCGTGCGAAGAAGAAAATCACCTTCGAGGAAGGCATCGGTATCGGGCAGGAGGATAATGCGGGTATTGATGACAAGGGCAACGCCGAGCTGCTGACGCTCGTCGTGAAGACTTTGCTTCGCAGTCCGAAATTCGTAGACGGTCTTTTCGGTGAGGGGTGGCGGCTCTGGATGGAGAAAGAACTTTCGCACCTGACCATTGACAAGCTGACGGTGCGCCAGGTCATGGTGGTGCTGGAACTGCTTATCGAGAAGGTACGCAGCGTGGGCGGAATGCTGTGCGTCAGTGCCGCCAACGGGAAGATAAAGACCGCCGTACTGGAAGACGGATACTGGAAGATCACCTTCGAGCAGGACAACAGTTTTCAGGCCCATGACCTGATGCGTTGCGCCACGTTCACCGGCGGTAACCTGAAAGGGTACTGGGTGGAGGTGGCCGGCGTGGAGGGTGACTCCATCCTCGTGCCTGAAGGGGAGTTCGGTGCTTCCCTTCCGGAGGCGGGCGATGAGTGCGTGTTGATGGGCAACACGGAGAACCCGCTGCGGCAGAACCTGATCCTGATCTCCGCCACCGAGGACGGGCAGCCCCGCGTGGACGTGATGGACGGGGTGAAGGCGAAGAACTTTTCGGGCTGCCTCCGCACCCGCCTGGGCAACCTTGACGGCATCAGCGACGACTGGTTCCCGGCTGACAACCAGCCGCACGGCAACGGCCTTTACAGCGACAACGCCTATTTGCGCGGCACGTTCCTGCTGGTGACGGGCGAGGACATCAAGACGAAATTTGAGATAGTCGAGGGACGCATCACCAGCGCGGTGACCGCCCTTCGCAGCGACTTCGCCACGGAGAAGGGCTACTTGAACAATCCTGCCTTCGACGACGGGCTGGAGAAATGGAACACGGAGAACGAGACGGTGTTCTTTCTGGCAGGTAACAAATGGATCTGGGCAAACAACAACGTGCTGACCAGGAAGGGCGACGGGGCGAGCGTGACGGTGGATGACGGGCGGACGGTGGTGCGCATCCGTAACAAGTACATCCTCCAGAAACGGGCGAATTTGAAAAGCATCCCCTCCATGCCGGTGAACGGTGACGGGGAGAAGGAGGCCGTGCCGGTGTACCTTTCTTTCTTCTACCGCTGCGCAACCAAAGGGACTCTAAGAGTCCAGTTCGTGGACGTTGACAAGACGGGCTTTGCGAACTTCAACAGCATGGAGGTGGAGGAGGAACTGTCTGCAACTGATGGTTATGTGCAGTACACCTGTAGCGGACTTTGGAACGGTACCGGTGATTTCAAACTGTCCTTTACCGGTGACATCTACCTGTACATGCTCGTGCTGTCCACTGACAAGGTGGAGAGCCTCGCGCACCGCTACCGGACGCTTTTCGAGCAGTCGGAGCGTCTGGTGAAGATAACGGCCGCCGTCTTTGACCGTGACGAGAACATGCTGGAAGAGACCGGCCTTGTGGTGAAGCCTGAAGGCGCGGGCATCTACGCCCAGGATGCGGACGGGAAACTGGCGCTTATCGGCGTGAGTGTGGACGAGACGGACGCTGACGGCAACAAGATCAGCGTGGTGAAGCTGACCGGGGACCATATCAAGCTGGAGGGCCTTGTGACGGCCAACGATAATTTCAAGATCCTGGAGGACGGGAGTATCGAGGCCAAGAACGGGAAATTCACGGGCGAGATCGATGCCGATACCGGCAAGATAGGCTATTTTTCCATCGATAGTCAGGGGCTTTATTACGGAGACCTGTCCAAATGGACTGACCTCAGTTACAAGCAGGACCTGGCTGCCATCCGTCCGGGACTTATCCGGTTACAGTCCGAGGAAAGCTATTTTTCACCTGGTGATATCGCCAATGTCAAGGTGGCTATCGGCAATGGTGCCGATCCTACGCTCACCGGTTCTTCATCACTTTGTAACTGCGCCGGGTATTTCTATCGTCAGATGAACCCCTCTTCGGGCGATTATTATCTTCCCGCTGTAAAGATAATCAGTGACAACGTGATAAACCGTGACGTTGCCCTTTATACGGAAGGCGCCATCGTCTGCCAGGGCGGCCTTCTCTCTTCCGGCCACTTTAACGACACCAACTCGGTGACCGTACTGGACTTTTCTTTCGGCACCACACAGCTGATATACAACACCGTGAAACGGTATGTCTATCTTCCCACGCTTTCCATCATGAAGCAGGTGATGAACTCCACCGGTGTGTTTGCTGTGTTCGTGCGTTTGGTAGCCCGTTATGAGAACAGCCAGAGTTTCCTGGTCACCTTCCAGGACGGCCAGTCCTCGCTGTATTTCCGTAACAACAACGGTGGGCATTATGGCAACGAGATAGAGATGGGCGCCGGTGATATTCTGGAACTGCTGCTGATTTATGACGGCGGTAATTATTACGCGCAAGTATTGGATCGTAAAACATAAAAATATGGTAAGAATCAATTTCAAACAGTTGCCGGTCTATACCGGCATATCCCGTAAGGAAACGGTAACGGGTGACGCCCGCGAGTCATTCGCCGACGTGCTGTACACCCGTGTAAACGGTGTCCGCGCCAAGAACCTTGCCCTTAAGATCTTCAACAGTGAGGGTGATATGGAACTGGACTCCGAGGACGAGAAACTGGTGCGTTTTGCCGCCGTGAACCTCTGTGTGCCTTCCGTGGGCGATGCGATTATCGAAACACTTGACAACAACCCTGAAAACGAGAAGGAGGAATAGACTATGGCACTTACAGACGCGGAGAAAACAGAACTTAAGAACGACATCCTGAACGCGATCAAGGCGGAGAGCCAGGGCGTTGACGAACTGACCGAGGTCACCTCGCTGGACAACATCAAGAGCCTCCCGGCGTTGCGTGGTACCGAGCTGGTGAGCGCCCCGCTTACCCTGTTGGGCAAACCCGCCACGGACGCCGCTGCCACAGCCAACGCCGCCGCCACGAAAGCGAACAACGCGGCCACCAATGCCTCGGAAGCCGCCAGTACCGCTGGCAGCGCGGCAGCCACGGCGAACGAGAAGGCCGGCGTGGCACAGGCAGCTGCCGAAGCTGCCAATGAAGCCGCCACAAAGGCAAAGGATGCCGCCGACGCGGTGGAAGGCAGCCTGGTGGGCAGCATGACGGCCGTTCCGGACGAGGAGAACGACACGGTGGAACTCACCCTTCTGGGGAAGACCGGAGAGAAAATCGCCTCCGTCGCCATTCCGGGGGGCACGGGCAGCGGGGGCAACACGTACAACGTGACGGAGGAAGTCCCGCTGCAAAGCGGTTACTACACCCTGGCTACGGCCATCGTGGCGGTGGACGAGAAATACCGCTACAAGGGCCGCTGCATCACCTACGAGGTGTCGCAGGGGAGGTGGGAGACGAAGCAGTTCACGGGCACGAGCCTGACGGCGTGGGAGAGCACGGGCGCCTGGGAGGACTTCGGCGGCGCGGGCACGGTGAAGAGCCTGACGGTGAACGGTGAAAAACAGAATCCCGACGCGGAGGGGAACGTGAGCCTGACCATTGACAAGGTGGAGGTGGACGAGAGCCTGAACGCGGACAGCACCAACCCCGTGCAGAACGCGGCGGTGGCGGTGAAACTGTCCGAACTGGAGGCTAACACCATCTTCGGCGCGGACGCCGAGCTTAGCGACGACGAGAGCACCGTTCGCCTGACGCTGACCAACAAGAACGGCGCGGAGGTGGTGGCCGTCGATCTCCCGGCAGGCGGCGGAAGCGGTGGCGGTGACACCTCCACCACACGGATCGTCCTGGGCGCATCGGTGGACAACCCGACCGTCAAGGAGGGCGGCAGCGTGAAACTCACGTGGAGCTACGACCACCAGTACACCGCCGGCGACGAGAAGGGGGAGAGCACCGGGCAGAAGGCCACGGTGCAGATCACGGTGAAGCGCGGCGCCACCACCACCTACAGCGAGACGATACAGGAGGTAAGCAAGGGCACGTACACCCTTGACCTGACCAAGTACCTGCTGCTGGGCACGAGCGACATCTACGTCGTTGCCACCGCCACCGACCCGTCCACGGGGAAGACGCAGAAGAAGCAGGCCTACGTCAGCGTGAAGAGCGTTACTCTGAGCCTGTCAAGTTCTTACAACATAGCGGGCGGCCTCGCGCAGGGCGGCCTTGGCGCTGACGATACCGCCACCATCCCCTACGCCGTAACCGGTACCGGGACGAAGACCGTGACCCTCTACGTGGACGGCGCGCAGAAGGAAGCCCACTCCGTGACGCGCAGCGGCACCACCAACGGCACGTTCAGCCTGGGCATGTCCGGGCTGTCAGTAGGCCGGCATACGGTGCAGATCGTCGCCGAGATGGAGACCGACGGGCTGACGCTGAAAAGCGAGAGCGTGTATATGGATATCCTTAAAAGGGGCAGCAGCGCGCCGTTCATCGGCACGAAGATCACCCACGCCGACGGGCGCATCATAACAGGTACGGGCCATACCGTCCCGACCCTGGAAGTGGGGCAGTACGAGCCGTGCTCCTTCAGCTTCGTGGCCTATGATCCGGCTGTCGTTCCGGCCACGGTGGAGATCTGGCGTAACGGCAGCCTCTCTCGCAGCGTCAGCGTGCCGAGAAGTGTGCAGACGTACGGCAACCGCTTCACCGAGAAGGGGACACAGACCCTGCAGCTGAAGCTCGGCGCGACCGCCTATACCCTGCACATCGACGTCACCGAAAGCGGCGTGGACATCACCGAGGCAAGCTACGGGCTGCTGTTCAAGTTGGACGCTGCCGGGCGCAGCAACGAGGAGAGCGACCCGGCCGTATGGGAAGCCGGCGGCGTAAAGACCACGTTCGAGAACGTGGACTGGAGCAGCAGCGGCTGGACGGGAAACGCGCTGAAGCTCGTGAACGGGGCGAAAGCGACGATAGGCTACAAGCCCTTCGCCACCGACGTGAAGTCCACCGGGCTGACGATAGAGATCACCATGAAGGTGAGCAATGTCACCGACCGCTCTGCCGCCGTTGTGAGTTGCATCAACAGCGGCAAGGGACTTCTTGTCACCACGCAGGAGGCGGGCTTCCGCACGGGGCAGACCGTGACCTACACCAACGAGGACGACGAGCAGGTGACGCGCGAGGTAAAACTTGCCACGAACTACGCCGACGGGGAGGAGATGAAGGTCGCCCTGATGGTAGGCACGACGGCGGAGAACCGGCTGATGCAGCTCTACGTCAACGGCAACCGCACCGGCGCGGATATTTATGATGCGTCTTTCAATTTCCAGCAGGACACCCCGCAGGAGATAACCATAGACAGCTCCGGGGCGGACGTGGAGATACGGAGCATCCGCGTCTACGGCCGTGCCCTCAGCGACGACGAGGAACTGGAGAACGCGATGGTGGACGCCGACGGCACGGACACGATGATGGCACTGTACGAGGAGAACGACATCCTCGGGGACACGGGCGACGTGGACCTGGACAAGCTGCTCGCACAGGGGAAGGGCGTGCTGCGCATCGTGCGTCAGAATAGGCTGGATGACGTGTACGCCGAGAACAACAAGAAGACCGACTTCCTGGCCGACATCTATTACTACTCGCCCCTCGGAAGGGAATACGACTTCATTCTCACGAACTGCTACATTCGTATCCAGGGCACGAGCTCCACGAAATACCCCAGCAAAAACCTCCGCATCTACTGCGCCAAGGGGAGCGAGCTTCTTTCGATGAGCGGGCAGCACGTCAGCGCGGGGAACAAGTACACGATGCGCCCCGGGGCGGTGCCCGTGAACCTGTTCTGCTGCAAGAGCGACTATTCCGACTCCTCCATGTCCCTGAACACCGGCGGCGCCAAGCTGTTCAACGACGTGATGAAGGAACTCGGCCTTCTGACCCCTCCGCAGCGGTACCAGTACGAACAGGCCGGAAACAGCCTCGCAGGGATCAATATCCGCAGTGCCATCGACGGCCTGCCTATCGACATCTTCTGCGCGGAGACGGCCGACGGCGAGAACAGCTACTACGGGCAGTACAACTTCAACAACGAGAAGAGCAAGAGCGGTGCGGTGTTCGGCATGGAGGGCGTGGACGGCTACACCCCGGAATGTCCCGTCACCCTGGAGATGCTGAACAACACCTCGCCTATATGCCTTTTCGCCACCACGAGCGACACGCAGATGGAGGCCGACTTCGACGCCGGTGCGGAGATCAACTACGGCATCGACACGTCCGGCAAGGCGCAGAGCGACGGTGACATCACGTGGAGCGGCCTTTCCACGGCCGGGCAGACCGCCCTGAAACGCCTGTACGGTTGGATACGTGCGTGCGTCCCCTCCGGTGCCACCGCGAATGACCTCTCCACCTTCGTGAGCGAGAAGTTCACAAGCGAGATAGACAGCTATTTCGACCGTGACTACCTTCTGACCTACTACCTCTTCACCGACTATTTCCTTAGCGTTGACCAGCGTGCGAAGAACATGATGCTGCGCACGTGGGACGGTGAGAAATGGTACATCACGTACTACGACGGCGACACGCAACTGGGCAAGCGCAACGACTGCTTCCTCGTGTACACGTACACCACCGACCGCGACACCTACGACGCGGAGGCAAGCAAGTACGCCTTCGAGGGTCACGACTCGTGGTTGTGGAACCTGGTGCTTGCCAACCTTCAGGACGATCTCAAACGGTGTGCCGCCAGCTTCCGCGCCGTGATGACCAACGAGCGTGTATTGTCCATGCTTAACGAGGAGCAGAGCGGCAACTGGTCGGACCGCGCTTTCAACAAGTCCGGCTACCTGAAATACATCGCCCCGGCGGTGCAGGAGATGTACGGCAAGGTCTGGCCGTTCATCTACGCCCTGCAGGGCAGCAACCGTTCGCACCGGGAGTACTTCATCAAAAACCGCTTCGCCCTCTTGGACGCGAAGTACGGCACGAGCAACTTTACGAGTGACAACATCGACCTGTACCTGAGCCGCACGGCAGACGATACGGCCGACACCCTGAAGGTGACCGCCGCCGAGCCCTACGCCTTCGGTTACGGCACGAACAACAGCCCGAACATCGCGGGTACCGGTATCGTGGACGAGGGTGACACCGCCACGCTCTCCATCACCGGGGCATACACGGTGAACGACCCGCTGCGTGTGTACGGCGCGAGCCGCATGAGGGTACTCGACATGACCGGTGCGGCCGACCACCTGAAGAACGCCCTGGACCTGGGCAAATGCACCGTGCTTCGCGAGCTGAACCTGCAGTCCGCGACCACCGGTAGTACCGGCTGGTGGCTGTCGATAGGTAGCTGCCGGCAGCTCCGGAAACTGAACGTACGGAACCAGGCGCAGGCGAAGACCGGCGGCAGCACGAGCACCGCCCTTGACCTGACGGAGCAGACGAAACTGGAGGAACTGGACGCGAGAGGTACGAAGGTGCAGAGCGTGACCTTTGCCAAGGGCGCGCCTGTGGCGAAAGCCTACCTTCCCGGTACGCTTACCACCCTGTGCCTGGAGTACCTTCCCAAACTGACCGCGGCGAACCTCACCTTAGAGACCTGGAGCAACGTGCGGACGCTTATCTTCGACACCTGCCCCGGCCTGAACTGGGAGACGCTGCTGTCGCGCTGCGCCAACATCGACAGGCTCCGCGTCACCGGCATCGACCGCGAGGACGACGGCACATGGCTGAACAGGTTTGTGAACATGGGCGGCGTGGACGCGGAGGGCAACTCCACGGACACCTGCGCATTGGTGGGCACGGTACGGCTGACCCGGTACTTGGACGAGGACACCTATGCCGCCTATACGGCGCATTTTCCGGAGCTGAATATCCGCCAGCCGGAGTACACGATGATCGAGTTCGACGATGACGTATCGGACGACGCGAACGTGAGCAACCTCGACAACGGTACCGGCTACAAGTATGGTAACTCCTACGTGGCGAGCGGCCATATCGCCGCCATCCTCGCCAAACGCCACCGAGTACTGGCGAAGATAACGAAGAAGCCCACGACACGCAGCGTGAACATGGCGAACGTGGATACCACGGTGAACAACCTGGACGGTGAGATGACCTACTATCCGCTGGATGACACCGACAGCAACAAGTACGCCGACGGCACGGCGGCCAAACTGGACGGCAGCGAGGGTGACTGGATGATGTACGAGCCGTTCTTCTGGAGCAAAGGCGTGAACGATTATCTGAACGGAAAACACTACAGCTGCTACAGCAGCAACGGCAAAGATGACATGCCTGAAGTTCCGGAGGCGACCGTCCTCACCCTGGACGATATTAAAGGTACGAGCGGCGACTATCTTTCCGGGCGTAAGATCATGAGCGGCAAGTCCACGCTGTCAGAGAGCTACAGCACCGACAGCACGTATTCGGTGTGCAAGGTAAGCGTCGCCGGCTACAAGAAAGTTCGTTTCCCGAGTGTTCCCGGCACGAACCTGGTGGGCAGTATCTTCACGGACGATGCCGGCACTGTCATCAGCTCCATTGTCGTCCCCACACTTAGCAACAAGTTCGAGGCGGGGATGTACCTGATAGCGGAAGTCCCGACGGGTGCCACCGCCCTTCACTTCTCCGTATTGAACACGGCGGAGTTCGACAAGGTAGTATTATCGAACAGCGACAGGATCGAGGACCTGGAACCCGACTGGGTTGCCAATGACGAGCACCTTTGCGCCGTTGTGGGCAGCTCGGTGGTGGGGACGAAGCTGCGCGCCTGTATCACGGGCGGCAGTACCACGGCGAGCATGAGCTGGACGGATTTCCACTATTACAGTGCCCAAAGAGGCATGCAGCAGATAGACGCGCTGATGCACTCGCGTATCGCGAACCTGTTCTACGCCAAGTACGGCCGCCGCGACAGCCAGGAGCAGTGCGGAGCCGGCCAGCATACGAACAGCCGCACGACGGGTGGCACGGCCAGCCGCGGGATGACGGACACGATCGGTTACGAGGAAGCCAGTTCCATCAACCCTAACGTGACGAACAGCCTGATAGAAAACTCCGTGCACCAGTACGCCTGGTACCGTGGCGAGGACAGCTACGGCGGCGCCACGGTGACGCAGGTGAATAACATCTGCTGCCTTGGCTACGAGGACATCTACGGTCATAAATATGACATGATGGACGGCGTGGACCTTCCCAATGACACGGGCAACGCCGGCAAGTGGCGTATCTGGATGCCCGACGGCAGTACCCGCCTGGTAAAGGGTTCCGTGAGTTCCGGTATCTGGATCACCGCCGTGGCACACGGCAAGTATATGGACGTGATTCCGGTGGGTTCCGTTTCGGGTTCCTCCTCGACGCATTATTGTGATATCTATTATATATCCACTGCTGCCAGCCGTGTGGTTTATCGTGGCTACAACCACGCGTACCCGAATGGCGGTGTGTCGATGTCGTATGCGAGCAACGATTCCTCGTATACGAACACGTACATCGGTTCTCGTCTGGCCTTCCGCGGCCGGCTCGTCAGGGCGTCAAGCGTCGTGGCGTATAAAGCGATAAGCGAGGTGGCATAAGCGGCAGCGTAAAGCGTCAAAGCGGGAGCGAAGCGACAAAACGTCCGGTGTTTCCCGATGAGGGGAACACCGTCCCATAACGGGCGTCAGCCCGTCGAAAATATATTTTTGTTTCCAGGTTTTGTACCTTTTTGTTGAACAATAAATTGTGAAAATCGTACTTTTGTGATGAAAAGGTGGCGCCTCCCATAAGCCGTGTGGTTTATCGTGGCAACAACAACGCGAACCCGAATGGCGGTGTGTCGATGTCGAATGCGAACAACGATTCCTCGAATACGAACACGAACATCGGTTCTCGTCTGAACAACAATCGAAAAGAAATTTTAATCGGCGTACAACACCGGGGACTTGTCCCCACCGTGGTGCCGAGGGAGGCAAGCCTCAGTAACAGCGGCCCGGAAGGGCTGGAAAACTGAAAAACAGAGTGTCGGGTAGGGTTTGGTAGGCCGGAAACGGTTCGAAGAAGCCGGGCCCGGGGGATTGAAGGCCCCGTATTAAAAAACAGTAAACAGTAATTTATGCGCAGGGTTGGGTATATCATCGAGGAGATCGTGGAGCCTTCCAACATGGAGGCTTCCTTCCGGCAGGTCCTTCGCGGCAGCAAGCGTAAACGCAGCCGCCAGGGGCGCCACCTGCTCGCGCATAAGCCCGAGGTGTTGGAGGAACTGACCGCGCAGATCGCATCCGGTACTTTCCGCGTGAAGGACTACCGCGAGCGCGAGATCATCGAGGGCGGCAAGCTGCGCCGCATCCAGGTGATCCCGATGAAGGACCGCATCGCCGTGCACGCCATCATGGCGGTGGTGGACCGCCATCTGCGGAAACGTTTCATCCGTACCACCTCCGCCAGTATCAAGAGACGGGGTATGCACGACCTCCTGGCGTATGTCCGCCGTGACATGGCCGAGGATCCTGATGGCACGCGTTACTGTTACAAGTTTGACATCACCAAGTTCTACGAGAGCGTGAAGCAGGATTTTGTGATGTATTGCGTGAACCGCGTGTTCAAGGACAGGAAACTCATCGCCATGCTTGACAATTTTGTCCGGTTGATGCCTGACGGGTTGAGTATCGGCCTGCGTAGCTCACAGGGCTTGGGTAATTTGCTTTTGTCTGTGTTTTTGGACCATTATTTGAAGGACAGGTATGCCGTGCGTCATTTCTACCGCTATTGTGATGACGGCGTCGTACTGGGTAAAACGAAAGCGGAACTGTGGAAGATTCGTGATGCCGTCCACGGGCGCATGGAGTGTGCCGGTCTCCTGGTGAAGGGGAACGAGCGCGTGTTCCCGCCGGGCGAGGGCATCGACTTTCTGGGGTATGTGACTTTCGGTGCGGACCATGTCCGCCTTCGCAAGCGCATCAAGCAGAAGTTCGCCCGAAAAATGCACGAGGTAAAATCGAGAAGGAGGAGGCGTGAGCTGATAGCGTCGTTCTACGGGATGGCCAAGCACGCCGACTGTCATACGTTGTTTAAAAAATTAACAGGCAAAGACATGAGATCATTCAAAGACTTGAACGTCGCTTATAAGCCCGAAGACGGCAAAAAGCGATTTCCCGGGGTGGTGGTAAGCATCCGGGAGCTGGTGAACTTACCGATTGTGGTGAAGGACTTCGAGACGGGCATCAAAACCGAGCAGGGCGAGGACCGGTGCATCGTGGCCATCGAGCTGAACGGCGAGCCGAAGAAGTTCTTCACCAACAGCGAGGAGATGAAGAACATCCTCTCGCAAGTGAAGGAAATGCCGGACGGCTTCCCGTTCGAGACCACCATCAAGACGGAAACCTTCGGCAAGGGTAGAACCAAATACGTGTTTACATGAGACGAGTTGAAGGAACATCCGGGGTTAAACTGCTGGAGTGCGTGAGCCCGGCACGCAAGGGATGGCGCGTCCGCTGGGATGTGCAGGAAAGGGAGGACGGCTCCGCTTCCTACATGGAGGAGGGTTTCATCGGGAAACCCGGTCCGGACACAATAAAGTCCGTCATCACGGGCTGGTACAACGACCAGACCGACCGGGAGATACTTTCCGGGTTTGTCTATGAGGAGATGCCGGTATGGCTGTCAGGCGAGAACCAGTTCAACTACAAGGCGGCCTACGACCTGGCCGTCCAGACCGGCGGCGCTACGCTTCCGGTGACGTTCAAGTTCGGGACGGATGAGGAGCCCCGGTACCGGACGTTTGAGAATCTGGAGGAACTGACGGACTTCTACACGAAAGCCATGAGGCACATCCAGGATACGCTGGCCGAAGGCTGGAGAAAGAAAGACGCTTTTGATCCGGAAGATTACCGGGTGGAATGAACCCTTCGGGGGAGGGAAGAAAAAAGCCCCCGGCCTGTTAATCAGTCATCTCACCTACTTATTAACAACACAGTCCGAAACCGGAGCAGTAGCCGGGGGCAAATGCCCTCTCGACCGCTCCGATTTCGGACTTTATAATATTTGTTGTTGCGCAAAATGCGCACTAAGTAAGTGAGATGGTGCAAAGATATAAAATTTTTGTTGTATGAAAGTGATTGAGATACTAAACTTTAACCGGGAACTGCTGAAAAGGCTCCAGGCAGCCGGAATCCGTCTGGAGGACGCCCGGTATATCGACCTGTATGCGGACTATACCCGCCTGCTGGACCAGGGCGAGAAAGTCTCGTATGCCGTGGCCGTGCTGTCGGAGAGGTATTCGGTGAGTGAGCGCAAGGTGTACGCGCTGGTGAAACGGTTCCAGAGTGACTGCAAGACGCTTGCAGTGTGAACAGGCCGTTCAATGTGGTTTGTGTGGCTTTCCTCCGTTATCTTTAGGGAGTTTTAATTTTTAGGAGGAAATGGCTATGAACAAGTATTACCGCATCCTGGACAAGATCCTTGCCACGGGAAAGACACAGACCAATAAGAAGGGAAACATACAGTACCTTCTGAACGAGCAGCTGTCGCTGACACCGGCGGACCTGCTTGATATATTCGAGGGGCATCATATCGCCCGCAAGAAGCTCCGCAGCGAGTTGCAGTTATTTATGCAGGGTGAGCGCAACGTGGAGAAGTACCGGGAGGCCGGCATCAACTGGTGGGACTATTGCGGCTCCATCCTGGTGAACAGTTACCCGACCTATTTCGAGAAGCTGCCCCCGTTGATAGCGAAAATCAACCGGGAGAGGCGCAACAGCAAGAATTACGTGCTTTTCCTGGGCGAGACCGGTGCCGAGAGCAACCAGGCACCCTGTTTGAGTCTGGTACAGTTCCAGCTGGACGGCGGTGAACTGGTGCTGTCCGCCTACCAGCGCAGCAGTGACGCGAACCTCGGTCTGCCTTCCGACATTTACCACCTGTACCTGATGGCCCGACAGATAGAACTTCCCCTGAAGTCGATCACCCTCTACCTGGGCAATGTGCATATCTACGAGAACAATATCCCGGGTACCCGTGCGCTGATCGCCGGGGACGAGACAGTCCGTTTTGAATTGAACGTGTGATTGCTGTACATGCCTTGCAGCGGGAACCGTTCATGTTTCCCGCTGTTTTTCGTTTATTCTGGGGACCTTTGCGGCCGTTTTAAAGCAGAATGAAATGAGAAAGATGTATTTGTCCGCCCCGCTTCCTTTCGTGGGGCAGAAACGCATGTTCGCGAAGGAATTTATCAAAGTGCTGGGACAGTTTCCGGACAGCACCGTGTTTGTGGATCTTTTCGGCGGTTCGGGCCTGCTGTCGCATATAACGAAGTGTATTAGACCTGATGCCACCGTTGTATATAACGATTTCGACAACTACCGCCGGAGGCTTGCAAATATCCCGGCCACCAATGTGCTGTTATCTGATCTACGCAGGATAGCTGAAGGGGAACCCAGAAATAAACGTATAACCGGGGAGGTTTGTGAAAAAATGTTTGCCCGTATTGAGAGGGAGGAAAAGGAACGTGGTTATGTGGACTATATCACGCTGTCCTCGTCCCTGCTGTTTGCCATGAAGTACGTGCTCTCCCTAGAAGACATGAGGAAGGAGACACTTTACAATAATATCCGGCAGACAGACTATCCCGAAGCAAAGGATTATCTGGAAGGACTGACTATAACCGGCGAAGACTACAAGGAAGTGTTCAAACGTTACAAGGATGTTCCGGGTGTGGTGTTCCTGGTTGATCCGCCGTACCTCTCCACCGAGGTGGGTACTTACAAAATGTATTGGCGTCTGGCTGACTACCTGGACGTGCTGACCGTTTTGAAAGGGCATCCGTTCGTGTACTTCACCTCGAACAAGTCCTCCATCCTGGAACTGTGTGACTGGATAGACCGGAACCCGTTTATCGGTAGCCCGTTCAAGAACTGCCGGAAAGTGGAGTTCAATGCGCACATGAATTATAATTCCAAGTACACGGACATGATGCTGTACACAGTGCAGGATGAAGTGTCGGGTATAGCAGCTTAACACTGCATAAAGATAGTGAATTATTTTGAATTGGCAATGGCTTTTGAATGATATTTTAAAGCTGTTCAAATGGTATTCAAATGAGAGAAAAGCGGTGGGCTCTGGTCATGTAAGGAAGGACCGGGCTCACCGCTTTTTTGTACGCGTCGTTTTTGTACTTTTTGAAACGCGTCGTTTTTGTAAAGTGGAACGTTTCGTTTTTCCGGATTTAT